AGTTCTTGAAATATATATTTTGATTCTGAATCATCTCTTAAAACACCATAATAAGTTTCTTTTTCTAAAAGTTGATTCATAATCTTTTTAAATTCTCTTTTAACATCAAATTTATCTAAGAGATCATAAACTATTTGTAAATCTTTTTGATATTTTTTAGATTTGTAATCTTCTTTTTTTGCGTTTAAACAAGTAAATGTAGAGTCAAAAGAAGCCATTTGTGCCATATAGCCAGTTAATCTTTTATATATCATAGATGTTAAAGAGAAAAATTCACTATAGCCAATTAATTGTGTTTCATGATTTTTAGGGTCTTTTAACGCAGACTCTATATTTGTTTCAGTTGCAACCAGAGGATTAAGGTTGAGGTCTTTCATACGAGCATTAACGAGTTCTGGAGTATATATATTTGGAATTACATTTCCTTGATATACATTACGAGCAAATTCTAGAACATCGTAGAGTTCTGATTCTGATAGTTGTTCATTTGAGTTTATGTTATTTGTATTTATTTTTTTTGGTCTACCACGAGGCAATAAAATTACCTCCTTTCTATTATTAAATAAGAAATAAAATAATATAATTATTTTAATAATTTAAAACATTGCAAATTGAGCAAGAAAATCTAAATCATCAACTTCTTCCTCAAATTCTTCATTCATAAACATAAAAACATAATAAAGAGCCATTGCACAGGCCGAATATCTATCTTTATCCATTCTTTTAATCAATGGTTCAACAGACAAAGTATTTGTTTTATCTGATTTTTTAAGTTTTAAATTAGATACTTCATCAATTAATTGTTGCGTCTGAAAGCATATTGCCTCAATATATCTTAAATCAATATCTTTAGAAATATTATCTTTAATATTTTCAAAAGGTTTTATAAGTTTTAATTTATTAGATTCAACACTATCAATAAATATCCTAATAATATCACTATTTATACCTTGTGCTTTTAACCCATAGATAATTCTAGGTGCATTTTTATCTAAACATTTATCATCTGTATTAATTGTAGTCCAAGCGGGGTATTCTTGATTATTTTCATAATCTGTTATTTCCTTTAATAAAGACTCCAAAACACCTTGTCCTACACCATTAATATCTAGTACAACTGCTTTAACCCTTGATTTTAAAATATCATAATGTCCTCCATATTGATAAAAAATTCGTTTAATAATTACTGACTGTTCATCAAAATTCAAACCATTTGGAGGATTTATAATATTAACAACCTGAATTTGACGAATAGTTCCTTTATTGCTTCTAATCAATTTTAATACAACAATCGAAGTTTTATTATTATTATCATTACTACTTCTAGCTATATCACACCCAATTACATATTCATTTAATTCAAAATTACCTTTTTTATCTTTTGGGCATTCCGTTTCTGGATAATCTAATACTCTAGCTTTAATTAATTTACTAATATTAATTAGACCGCCATCACTTACACCTACCCAATCACAGAGATAATTTTGTTTAAATCGTATAATATTACTTTTCCTAGCTTTATCAATTGTAGATTTTTTTTGTCTTCCAAAATGAACAGGAATAAACCAATCTGAACCAAAAACGAAAGTACCTTTTAAATCAATCATATTTCTAGCAATAGTTAATATTTTATCGTATTCATCACTATTCTTATATCCAGAGGTACTATATCTATTTATTTGCCCATTTAATTCTTCTGGATCATTAGCACTAGTCATAGTAGTTCTACCAATATTAAAAATGGGTTCAATGCAATCATCATAAGTATCTTTATCAATCAAGGCACTTTCTTCCAAACCACCACGATGTCTCCTCAAACCTTTGCTTTGTTGCGAATTTGCTAGGTTATCAATGACGCTTCCGTTTACGAACTCTACTTTCCCAGTATCTTTAGAAAAATTTGCAGATTTAATATTTTCAGCAAAAGATGGATAAAATCTTAAAATCTCATCATGTTTATCTTTCCATATTTTAACAGCTTGTTCTTTCGTAGAAGCTGTAATTGATAAGGAAACCCCAGGAAAACAGCAAGCTGTATGATATTGATCCATTACATGCACAAGAGTTTTACTTATTCCTCGTGGAGCGCAAAAATAATTTTCAGGAAACCTAGCTAAAAGTCTAATCATAACCCGTTGATGTAAATCAAAAACTAATCCACCAACTTCTGGTTTATACATATCCCAAAAAATATCAGGCATCCACCGAAGAAAAGAACATAATTTAGTAAATTCTTTTATGTTTTTATTTATTATAGATGAACTATATTCAGATTGCTTAAAAGGGGATTCAAACTCAGGTTCATAAATATCATATCTATTTTTTTCATTCTTTTTATTTTTTGTTTCATAGTTGGCGTATCCAGCCATTATAAATCACTTTCCTCGTAAAGAGGTTCTTTATATACCTCTCCTAAATCTCTAAATATATTATTTCTTTTTTCTTTTTCATTTTTTATCATTTCATTAGTAAACCCTTTTTGCGAATAATAATCTTCTAACATTTCATCATAAAAACTCCAAATTTCCTTATATTCAATTCTTGTTTTATCTTCTAATCTTCTAAGATAATTTACAATAACCCATATAATTAAATCTGCATCATCATACGGTTGTTCTTTAAGGTAAGGAAGTATTGAAATAATTCCTACCTCCGACTCAACTGCTTCAAATAATTGAGGAAGTAAATCTACACCCCCACTAATATCAGATTTTGATAATTGAGAAACATTAATTTTAGCGGCTGTTGCGGCATCTTTAGCCATTGTAGCCCATTCTTTAGCTTCTTTTGGATCTCCTTTGGCAGTAGCTATTTCTTCTTTTACTCTAAATCGAATATATGTTTTTAAACCCTCAATATGTAATGATGTCTTTTCTCCATAATTATCTATTAATTTACTCCATTTTTTTTCAAATGCAGTATACTCTTCGATGGTGTACCCTAACCCCCATTTTTCCATTATTTCATCATTTACAATAAAATCTGATTGTCTAGTAGAAATATTATGATTCGTATTTAATGTATTATCATAATTTAATTCATTGTTTAACTGAGGTTTAAAAACAGAATCTTTCCATGTTAATTCACGATTTTGCTTCAAACTTAAATTTTTCATGTAACAACCAAAAGTGTTCATTTTATCTTCTAAAGAAATCTTCCATAAGTCAAAAATAAATGGGCGATCAATCAACTGTAATGTAGACTGTAATTTTTCTAAAGTTACATTACCTTTATCATCACTTATCATATTTTTCAAACAATCCTTGCAATATGGTATTCTATTAGTAGTATGAATAGGATTATAACTAGTATAAAATTGCGTTTCATTTTTTAATTGCCCACATGCTGCACAAGTTAAATTCAATTCTTTTCTAGGTATATAAGGTTTTTTAGTTAGTTTTGGCATACTTTATTCTCACTTCCTTCTATTCAAAAACAAGAGATTGATTTATCAACCAACCTCTTTTAATAATTCATTAAATTCACCTAATTCATATCTCTTTTTAAATTCATAAAAATCATCTATACTTGCTTCTTTAGTATAGAGTTGATGAAAAAGTATATGGATTTTATTAGTAATACACACCCCAAGGGGATAGTTATTATGTAATTCAACCACTTTATTTTTAATATTTATAAATTCTTCACTTAAATATTCACTCTTTAAATCATAATTTAATTCCTTTAATGCTTCTTTTATAATTTCATTATAAGATTTTAAATGATGAACATCATATTGTTTACTACCAGTAAAAATACATTTATAATTACAATTTATTTTAGATTGTTTAACCCATTTAGTAATCCAACTTCGCAATCTTTTATTTAAATTAGATAAAGATTTTTCTATCCTACAATATAAACAAGGCTCTTGAGTATTTTTTAAACCTGAATAACTCACTTGTTGTAAATATTTAATATGATTTGGGCATCTAAAATGTATTGGTTTATCCTTATTCTCATATTCATTAATATCTTCTACAATTAAATTTCTTGATATATAATAATCTAATATATCATCTTTATCTGCTCTTAATTTATCTCCAGTAGATTCTTTTCCACAATAATAACATTTATGTTTATTTGTAAATAAATTCCCATATGATTTATATTGAATTCCTTTATCTAAATGTTCTGGACATAAATACGGCAATGGTACTGAGTTATTTTCATAATCTTCAGGGTTAAATTTAGGTATCATTCCTTTATCAATAAATGCTTGATATACTATTTCACCATCAAGTCTACGTGCTTCACCAGTTAATTCACCTTTACCATATAAACAACAACCTTTATTTTTTAAAAACACTTCAACAATAGTTGATTGTTCTCCAATTTCTATATGATTAGGACATATAAATCTAACCCTAGATTTACGATTATCTTCTTTTAAAGATTTATATTCATCTTCTGTAGTTAATAAAATTAACCCTTTTTTATTTGCACAATCAACTATTAAAGAAAATGGTCTTAATTGTCTTTCTCTTGATTCAATTTTATATTCATCTAATTTTTGAATATTATCAACACCATATTTCTCTAACCATATCTCTTTTGACTTTGCCGCACCACACTTTTTATTTGTACAACAATTACCAAATCCTCTTTCTTTATCTTCGGTATATTGTCTATATGGTTTATTATGTATTCCTTTACATCCTTCTTCTTTATAATCACAATCTACTAATACTTTAGCAGTTGATCCAGGAGGCAAATCTTCTACTGGACATTCAAATTCATCATTTTGTTTAGTCCAAATATAACCTTTTTCTTCATACCATTTACGAGTAAAACCATTCCATTTAACCATCACTGTTTCGCTAATCATCATTTATAATTCCTTCTTTCTGTGCATTATAGTTTCTGTGCTTAAAAATAAAATAGGGGATAGACGCACAGAAACTCGGTCATGACTCCGAATTATATCTAACCCCATATCCACAAACAAACCTTTGTGAA